CATATCAGTGATAGGCGGTGGCCCTCACATCGCTAATACGGATATGTTTTATCTCAGCAGTGGTGCGGCAAAAATAATCCTGAACAAAGATATGTCACAAGACCTGACCGGCCTGAAAGGGCTCGCAAACGTCCCGCCCAATGAACCGTTGAATGGCGGCGGTGGCCTTTACCTTGATTGTGACTCGCTGATACCCACAGGCATCGACGCCACTAAAGTAATGATGTTCAGGAGCAGCATTACTGACGTAGACGATATAACAGAAACCGGCTTGTATTCGGGTGGCACTACCGCGCCCGACCCCGCTAACAACGTCGATGTTGTTGGCTCGCCCGTGTCCGGCCAAGTAATGATTATGGCGATGGTAGGCCCCGGCGGGAATATCGGGTATTTCCTGATGGGCGCAGACGAAGTGCTTCACACCGGGGGCAAGGTTTCCGGCGGAGCGGCAAAATGGTCGGCCACGGTTAAAAAGTCGGTATCAGAGGGTACACTGGAAGTGGATTCCAGCTATTCCGGTACTTTTGTCGCTCTCAATATAGAAGTGTTTTCTGGCGGTTCCACGCACAACTTGCTCGATGGAAACCCCCATGTTTTGACGTTTGTGGAAAAGCCGAATAATGACTGGACTGGACATAAAGACCAGAACGTATGGTACTTAATTGCTTCCAGCGCAGAGCTAGGCCAACTGGTAGGCGCTTCTGGGAACATTCACTACGCGACACTTCGAGGGTGGTTAAGCAATAACAGTGTGGTCACAATCGAGTACCAGCAAGCCGATAAGAAGTTTTTAGTAACGAAGGTCGAAGGCACACACAGCATTACTCATTCGACGCCAATTCTGGTGGATGGCTCCGCGAAAATGGAGGATGCTTATGTGCCTACTGTCGATGCCGATGTAGCCACTAAAAAGTATGTCGATGGCCGGTTGCTGACCCTGGCCGTGACCCTAAGTGCCGACGTGTCCGCCGTGCCGAACAATACCTTCTGGATGAATGAAACCTTTGTGCTGAACTGGCGCGACAATGCGGGTGCCGACAAGCCCGTGACTTTGACGTAGGTATACGCAATGACCGAAAAGATACTGACAAGCGAGGATGGGCGGCACCAGATTACCGAGGATGGGCGCATTCTGGTAGTCGAGGATTCCGCCGCTCCGAGCGTTCCGAGTTGGTGTCCACCAGGGGGCACCGCTGGCGTCGATTACTCCGCCGCATTCTCCGCCGCCTATGTGACCATCCTGCCATCCGGCGGCAAAATAGATTTGCTTACCCTGTTCAAGCTGTACCTGGGGGAACGCGGTGCCACCCGTGATTGTCAGCTTATTGTTCACTTGGAAATGGCGAGTACCTTCATTGAAAAGTACATCGACAATATCATAATGAAGCGCAAGGTCATTGAGCGGTTTGTTCACCGCCAGTGGCCTATCGTGTTGCGCTACAACCCGACCGGCGACTTTCTCCGGTTCGACCTTGACGGGAAACCCGTCGCAGTGGGGAGTGGAGACTACAAGTGGTGGGTCTATGTTGAGGATGGCTTAACGTGGCTATCCCCGAGCAACAATGGGTGTTGTGCAATTTTCCGCGAGTGCCGGTTCCGCCAGATTGAAATCGAATATGAGGCGGGCTATGACCCCATTCCGCCCGACCTGGCTCACGCCATGTTGCTGACCGCCGCTGGCCTGGAAAACAAACAGGGCACGGGAAAAATCAATATCGGCGGTGAAGGCGTTATCAAAAAGGAGGTAATTCAGGGCGTGGGCTCACTTGAATACGATACCTCTCAATCCGGCGGCGTCAACATGACCGGCGCGGTCGGACCCATACCTTTTGAGGCGGTAGAAATCCTAAACCTTTATCGCCGCTTATACGCATAGGAGAAATTGCATGTTGAAGTTCAATATATTTGGCGAAGTGTACGACGATATAATGCCGTGTTTTATAGAGTCGCTGGACGGTTCAATGTACTGGAACCGAGCAGCAAACCAAATGCTGACGAAGGTATCGGTCGATGCCTACCTGGCCGATACCGGAAAGTCGATGGGACCAAAAGAAACGGGCTCGCTTTCACCTGAGTACATAAAGTCCAATTTCGGCAACTTCATGTCAGGGCTCAAAGGGGGTCCGGCGGGCGGGTCCAGTGCGCCCGCTGCAATAACCGTAGCGGCGAGTAAGGCAACTTCATCGACCAATGACGAAGTGCTGACCATTACGGTCGGCGGTGGTCCCGCTGACGTTGCTTATACCGTAACCGTCACCGTGAAGGACAAGGCGAGCAGCGGTGATGATGTGCAAAACGTATCCGTAGCAAAAGGTGATACAGCGGAGCAAGCCGCCACTGCGATTAAAACCGCGATTAGCGACCCGAATGTATCAGCAACGGTATCAGGCAAGGTGGTTTCGATAGCACCTAAAGCGGGCTCTACGGTTGCGAAATTGACCGTGGCTATTGCCGCAACCTAATGCCCAATGCTGCGCGAACTGAGGCGGAACTGTATCGGTTATTTGCTGACAATTGTTTTGGTGAAATCTCCGCCCAGGATGGTCGGGACCTTATCGCCACCATGTTCGGCTTGTACCGACAAAACCAGATTGATATTGCCAAGTGCAATTGTCTGGTCAATGGGGGGCTTGTGAATATCACGGCTCCGCCACCACCGAATATAGTAAAGGAGTTGGGCGTGTTCTTTAAAGTAGGAACCCCAGGCATTGCAAACCCCTTGTGGGGTGGTTTAACAGGGTGGGTAGACGTGGGCGACCTGATATTGGTATTGGGCGTAAACGTGTACCAGCGCATTGTGAGCGCCCATGATGGAGGACTTTTCTAGTGTCAAGTGTAATTCAAACGAAACGCCGCGAATCTGGACAGTCGGGCAAGCCATCGGCGCACGGTGCCAGCGGAGAACTGGCGCTTAACTTTTCGCAGGGTGCTATCTCGACCGAGCTATGGGCGTACAGTAAGACGATTGCCGACTGGGTATTAATCAACCCCCACTCGCGACCTCCCCATGTTGTAACCAAAATCAGCGGAACCGATGCGGGCTCAGTCGAGGCCACGTTCAACCAGGATTTAATTACCGTCGAGGCGGGCGAAATTCTTATCTATGTGTACGAAGGCGAAGCGTATATGTACGGTGGCCCGATTGGTTCGCCGGTCAATGGCGCAATCAATAACCACTTTACCAAAATGGGCTCCACGGTAGGTTTCGCCACCACGGGCGACTTCAACACTCCCCCCGGCGGCATAGTCGGCAAAGCTATCGACCCGAATGTACTACTGACTTATTTTAATTCCGTTACTACCTCGACCGGCGGTACGCCTGGTGATGCGGATAAGTTTCTGGCTCTCGGTGCAAATGGTGTTTTGCCTGGTAGCGCCCTCCCGTGGGCGAAGCCGGTAGACTTTACTTCCCCTGGCACTGGTGCTGTTCTCAAGGCAATTGACCCCGCCGCCTTGCTGACATATCTGGCTACACAAAAATCCGCTGGCAGTGGACAGACGACCGATGCGGGCAAGTTTCTGGTATTGAATGGCAACGGACAAGTTCCAAGTTCCGCACTGGCAAACGCCGCCCAAAGCATAGGCACCGTCGATTTAACGGTGGCCCCGTCCGCCAACTTTATGCCGAGCCCAGGCAACACCTTCACGGTATCCAAAAGCGGCACCGCCGCCGGTTCAGGCTGGACAGGTATTGCAGGACCCGTGAAAGCGGGCGACCTTGTATTTTATGATGGCTCTCATTTCCACTTGTTCCCCGGCCCTCAGAATATGCCGTACCTCCCCCTGGCGGGCGGAACTATGGACGTACAGGCGGCGATAATATTTCGGTCAACTACGGCGGGCTTTGCCATCATTGACGGTGGTTCCCCTGCCCATGCACATATCCAAAACGTCACCATTGATGGTGGTAATTACTAATGGTATTCGACCCCGCCAAGTTTCGCGGCATGTACTCGCGGTTCGCCAAACACCTTGCGGTGAAGGTGACACTACGCGAGAACATTGGCAGTGGGTTTATCGACCATCCTGATATAGAAGCCTTTCGCTCCAAGTATGACGAATCGGAACTGATAGCCAATGGCCCGATACAGCAGGGCGATATTAAATTAATCATGCTGGCGGACGCGCTCCCCGCTTCACTGAATCGCCCGCTGGAAAGGAAGGACCGCATACAGATTGGGGCGGTGAATTATACGGTGGTTCACTGGGACGCTAACACCCGAGCGATGGGTAACGAAGTGATTGCAATCGAGGTACAGGTACGTGGCTGAGGCGGTGAGCAATGAGTAGCGGCGGTGTCAGGGCGGCAATCAAGGCAGCGTTCGCGGCACAGTTCCCTACGCTCAAGGCGTATGACCTTAGCGATTATGTGTCACTTAGCGATTTGCCGAACACCGTGGATAACGAACATTACGTGGTGCTGCAATTCATTGGCGGTTCGGATGATGTGGTATCCATTGGAGGCGAAGGCAACCAAGGGTGGTTAGAGAGTGGCGTGGTAGCCATACACCTTATGGGGCAGACCGGATTCGATAGTGCCCCTGTCATTGCGCTTGGCGACCAGATACGGCTCGCGATGCGCGGTCGCCGGTTAGGCGATGTACTGGTCGAGAGTGTGACGACCTTTGAGGACCAGACGGGAAATTCTGTCAACCTCGATGGCGGCATCCACGGGTGGATAGCCTATTTGTATTACAACCGCTATGAGTGCGGATAAGTGAACCATTAGGAGAAGGCAAGAGAATCATTGTAGCCAGCGTGGAGTATTCATCCATAAAAGGCGCGGTGGAGAAAACCGGAATTGGGATGGCGGCATTAAGAAACTTTTTGCTTCACCCCGAGAACTTTAATCGTAGACGTAGCAAGTACAAGTGGCTGGCAGAGTGCCCGCGCTTCGTGCTAGGAGGATAGGACCATTAGCAGTTCAAATTTAGTAGAGATTATTTATCTGCCCGAAAGCGAATACGGCAAGCCCATAATTCCGGCTAATGCCCTGGACGCTCGCACGGCACGTTTCACGTCTGAGTCCCTGTCAGGTACGCCGACCACTACCGAGTCTGGTGCCGTGCGGACTGACCGCATGAGTGGCGGACAGGTAGTGACCGGCATTGACGTGGGCGGAGATATTAACTTCGAGTTGGCCCGTGGTCGATTCTTCGATGATTTCTTCGAGGCGGGCATGATGAAAGGGTGGTCAACCGAACTGGGCACGGCGTCCGGTCAACTGACACTCACGCCTGACCCGACCGACCCGCAAAAGGCGACCATTACCCTTGTCGGTGATACCGCCGATATTGATGGCAATGGCAATCCATTCATCGCGGGTGACGTGCTGGAAATCAGGGAAGCGGGCAAGCCCCCGGTTTTGGTAACAATCATTACCGTGGACACTGGAACGGCCCTGACCGTGGCTACCGCCCGCGACCAACCCGCCTTGTCCGGCATCACGGCGACCCTGGCTCGCCCCGCCTATCTCGACATAGGTGCGACCCCGTTCTCGAAGGTGGTGAGCAAAGCCTACAAGGATGTTCCACATGGAACATCGACCGACGAACATTCACAGCGGTACACGGGTGAACTGGTCAGTGGTTTCGCAATCTCCGCCGCCTACGGCTCGATAGTGACAGGTTCGTACTCACTGGTCGGCAATGGCTACAAGCAGGAATTCCCCTCACTGGCACAGCAGATTGTGGCTGGTGGCGGTAAGGTGGAACCCGCCACCACGACCCTACCATTGAATGCCTCGATTGATGTGCCGGTAGTTACCGCCGCTGGCCTTGCGACTGAATTCTGTATTGAGTCATTCGACATTAGCCTGGACAACGGCCTGTCGCCTCAGAACTGTATCGGTAAGATTGCTCCACGCGCATACAGCCCAGGCACGGCGTCGATTTCTATCAATGCCAGTATCTACCTGGGAGATACCAGCTATGACGAATTCATGCCTGGGAAGCTCACACAGGAGCCCATAGCACTGACGTTTGTTATGCGGAATCGGGACGGTGGTTACGCCTTCCAGTTACCCGCCGTGCAACTGTCATTCTCTGACCCCTCAAGCGGTGGAGCCAATCAGCAAGTAATGATTGATGCCTCCGGCGTGGCGATGGCCGGAGCCCACGGTGAAAGCGCACTCCGCATTTACCAATTAACGTAAACCCTAAACAGGAGGACATAAATATGTCCATTGAAAAGCTCGGTAAATACCGTGTCGATAAAGCCTTCACTGAGGGGGTGCAGCTATCCCTTGACGAAGCCCCCAGTGTCATTTTCATTGTTCGCCTCCCCGGCCAATACAACCGCGCCTATATGGCGGGGCTCTATGGTGCCATTGAGGTAGATTTCAATGAGAAGGGCGAAAGCTCGACCACTACGAACGTCCTGGCCGCTCGGGACCTGCAAGAGGCGGCGTTTGTCTCGCACTGCCTTGTATCCATCGACGGTGAGCCCCTTCCTGGCGACTTTGCCGCTGAATACCCCAAGGCAGTAGACGAGTTGATGGGTAAGGCGAACGACGCCCTGGCGACCATTGAGGGGGTGGTAGAGGATGCTGTAAAAAAATCACGGCCTTCATTAGTTGGCAGCGCCGATGGGGCGAGCGCCTAGAGTTCTACCAGCAACTACAGGAGCGCGGTCGATTGGAACCTGACGACATAGCCCCTGAACTGAAATCGTATGCGGCAATACTGGGTGCATTCATGGAACTGAGTACAGAGAGGCAAGTCGGCATGTCAGTGGGACCTATCCCGCTGTCAACCGTTCGCGCCTATCTGGCGGAGTTCTCCCTGCCCGAGTGGTGGGGTGCCGTGATTGCCCGTGTTGACCAGTATGTGTTGAGCGAAGCCACTGCCGAATCGGAGGTAGCGTAAATGGCTATGGCCGCGCCGGTAGTGCTGAACCCTGGACCCAAAGGATTACTTGATGGCCACGTCACGTTCCTGAAAGGGGTGCCCGAGTTTGTGAACAAAACTAAGATAGAACTGACCCAGCGGACATTGGCGAAGCTCGCCCGTGTCGGTCGCTGGCCGGATGATGATAACTACCGTGTTTACCTGGGGCGTGGCCGCTCCCAGCGGTATAAGGACCCTGCCACATTCTTTCGGGTAATGAAGGCGAAGCCAAACCTGTACCCCCGTCGCTGGGTGTTTGAACCGAATGACGTGGGCTCTACTGAGTTGCTGGTCGAGGCCATTGCCTACGCCTACATGCACTCGGTCAGGGCATCATTGAAACACCACAAGTCCGGTCGCTTGAAGGCGTCATTCCTTATGCTGGAAAAGTTACCGACTGGCCACTATCGGGTAATGACCACGCCGCCGTTCAAGTCCGATGTAACCCGCGATACAGAATTTCTGGTGCTGAACTTTGCGGAGTACGCTTCGACCATAGAGGCCCATGCTTACCAGCGTGTCCGCGATGGCGGAGTGATGTATCTCGCCGCGAAAATGACAGAAAAGAAGTTCAAGTCCCTGGTTGTGACGTTCCAGTATATGAACATGGACCGCATGGGCTTGCCCCTTACGCACAAATACATGGTGCCCGTTATCCGAATCGGAATGCGAGGCAACAAGCAAGTGGGCAAAATATCCCGCCCCGGTAAAAACCTACGCCGGAGAATGCGTAAAGCAAGGTCCCTGGCAGCAAACCGTCCCACTAGAGCCCGTGGGTATGATCGTGCCGCCGAACACCGAGCCAACGTGGCCGGAGCGAGCGCCTACTGGGCGAAGCGCGGCGGTGTGCCAGCATGGAGGAAAAGCGTCAAATGAATGGTGAAAAATATATTCTGCAAATGGTAGTCGATGTCAAGAACGATAAGGCACTCGGTCAACTGCAACGCGACATGCAAAAAATGACCGGCGTGGCTACGAAGTCGAACAAAGCCATGACGGGAATGAGCAAAACGTCAAAGCGAATGAATTACCAAATACAGAACGCCAGCTACCAATTCGCTGACATGGCGGTTCAGGTACAGGGGGGTGTTAGCGCACTGCGAGCATTCAGCCAGCAAGCCCCGCAATTACTCGGTGGGTTCGGCCCTGTCGGTGCGGTGATAGGCGTATTCGCTGCCATCCTGCCCACGGTAGTCATGTTGTTCAGAGACACGTCAAAAGAGATTAAGGAATTTGACGATGTGGCAACCTCGCTATCGGAAACACTCGGTCGCCTTGAATCCGATTTCGGTGACGGGCTAGGCCCCGCCCTGGATAAGTTCTCCGAGAGTTTCAACCGAGCCAATTTAGCGATGCGGTCCAATATGCTTGACTCGATACGGGCGGACCTTATTCAAGCGAAACATGACATTACCTCAATGGCCAAGTCTATCGGTGCTGACATGCAAGCAGCGGTAGAGGTCGGAGGGTTTAAAGCCTTTACCCTGGGTGGACAGGGCTCGCCTGGTGTCAATGAAGCGGCGGTGGCCAACCTTGAACTGAAACGAACGGCGGAACTACTCAAGACAACTACAGAGGGCGCGTCAGCATTCCTGAACTTGATGGGCAAAATAAACACGGGGTCAATACTGCCAGAGGAAACGCCCGAATTGCTCAATGACCTGATAATCAAATACAAGTTGACCGGCGACCAGATACGCGAACTGCGAAAGCAGGTATCAGCGTTTGTGTCTGAGGCCAAGCGGGAGGAGGATTTGCTGGCCTACCTGGGGGGTGGTACTGGCGACCGAGAGGTAAAAGCAAAGACGGGAAAAACCGATGCACAGAAAGCATTCGATGCCGAAACTAAAGCGATGCAAGCCACCATTGCCGCCTATGCGAACTACAGTCTCGCGCTGTACTCTGCCGGTGACGCCTTACGTGCCAACCTTGACCCCCAGTTCGCATTCGAGCAATCCACTACCCGAATGCTTGAACTGTTGAACCACGGCGCTATTAGCTGGGACCTGTACAAGCAGGCGGTTGAAAAAGCCGAGGAAACACTACGCAAAGCAACCGAGGAAAAGAGCTTTACTGTTCAGATATTCGAGTCATTCGATAAGGCGTTCCAGTCATTCGTAAACGGCATTGCCGCTGGCACAACCAAAATATCCGACCTGTTCAAAAACATGGCTCAGGCGGTCATTGCCGAACTACTCCGAATCGCAGCCTACAAGGCGGTCATGTCCCTGTTCGGCGGTACGGATATAGGGGCGGCATTCGGTAAGGCCACGGGCGCTACCGCTTTTGCGAAAGGCGGAGTGGTTCAGCCGTTACAAAAGTTCGCAAATGGGGGCGTTACATCGGGACCCACGCCTTTCGCTATGCGCGGTGGTTTCGGACTGGCCGGTGAGCGCGGAGCAGAAGCTATCCTTCCCCTGGGGCGCGGTGCAGATGGCAAGCTGGGGGTAACAGGCTCCGCTATCAATGTCACTGTGAATAACAATGCGGCGGGGGTGGCGGTCAATACCCGCCCTGATGGAAACGGCGGACTGACGGTTGATGTAATTAAGGATTTGGTCGCGGGTGAAATCAATGCCGGTGGCAATGCCATCGCCGACGCCATACAGGATTCATTCGGGCTCGGTCGCGGGCATGGGGTGTCTTACTAATGACTATCAGTGCTGCCCTGGCCAGAATATATACCGTAGCGCCCACGGGGGCGTACTACATGGAAGCACTGTCCATATACCACTCTGCCCTGAAAGCCCCGCTTCACATGACGAACGCCTCACTGGGGTTCGATGCCAACGTGGGCGGACACAATCACGCTTACATGGAGAGCCTACCGTTCAGCTTGAAGCTACCCACTAAGGATACCAGCGGGTCACAACAATTAGCGATTGCCTTTTCCAATGTCGAGCAGGACTTAATTTCTGATGTTGAGGCAATGGCGGCACAGCCTTACGAACCCGCCGTGTGCCTGTATCGGGTTTATATTCGCGGTCAGATTGATGGCGAGCAACACCATATTCAGCAGCTTAATCCGCCGTGGCGCTATGACATTAATGCGTTCGTAGTGACCGGCGATACCATTACCGCCGCCGCGCAAAAATCCAACATGCACAATTCGGGATTCCCGAAAGTGGTCTACAACGCAACCAACTATCCAGGGCTAAAGAAATGAATGAGCGTGGCGTGGGCGCACTGGCTCACATGGGCCAATATGTCGGGCTCCCCTATATCGTGGGCGGGCGTTCTCCGCTCGGGCTCGATTGTTATGGCCTGGTACTGGCTATCTACGCGAACGAGTTGGGGGTGCTTTTGCCTGACTGGGTGGAAGATAAGGAGATTGACTGGGATGGTGACAGGGGCGACTTCATTATCATTGAGGAACCCGAGGACTATTGCGTAGTCCGCACTCCGCGCACAAGTTTCATGCCCGACCATTTCGCAGTGTATCTCAGTGGGTGTGTGTTCAGCGCCCAAAAGCCAAGTTCAACGTGCATGGCAATTAACGACTACCTGGCTCGCAATCCAGACGCCACGTTCGCCCGCTATAAAGAAAAATGGGGGTGGAACTAATGCCTACGATTATCCTGTTACGCAACCCACTGAACCCGACCGAGCGCGAAACCTTTGAGGTTGAGGAAGGGTCGCAGATTATTGAGTGGCTACAAGACTACGCCCCCGATGGTTTCGGTATGCCTATTCGGGTGTTCGTCAACCAAAAGGAAATCCCAGTCGAGGAAACCGACCGGCGTATCTACAAGGATGAAGTTGTCGCCGTGCTGGTATCCCCATCGGCGGACCCCATCACACTGTCCACTATTTTGATTCAGGCGCTTATCTCCCTGGCCATCGGTTTGGCGCTGCGACTGTTGTTTCCGCCAAAGGAGCCAAAGGGCGGCAACAATGAATCCAATCCAGTCTATGACATTGGCGCAACTACGAACCAGGCGCGACTCGGTGGTGCTATCCCTGTTTGCTATGGCCACCCTCTGACGGTGCCGGACTTTGCCGCCGCGCCCTACACGTTCTATTCCATGTCCGCCTCAAACGATATGTATGTGGACCAGTTAATGTGTATCGGCATGGGCAACTTCGAGCCTATCCAGCTAAGAGATATTCTTATCGGTGACACTCCCGCCTCCGACATGCCCCCCGGCACAGTCGAGTTTCAGCAGTTCCAATACTCCGGCGGGGGTGGCGGAATAGAAAACCATTTCGGCCAGTTCGGCAAAATCCAGAAAAAGCTATGGAAGTCAGGATTCGGGGGTGGCTCCGACGAGTTCGTTTTCCTAGAGCATGTATACACCGCCCCTGAAATTACGGACTGGACGTTTAACGATGATGAAGTCACGGCAACTAAAACGCACCCTGGCCTACAACTCACGTTCACGGCTAAAGCGGGATTCACGCCAGCCACCTTGCGGTTCCCTTCAAGCGTACCGTTCAAGGCGTATCAGGTATTTACGGTATCAGGAATGTCGGGGCACAACGGCACATATCAATTTCTAACCATCACGCCGGATGAAAGCGGCACCGCTGATACCGACGGTATTTATCCTTTTGTCATTGGCCAGATACATGAAGTGGGCACCACTGTTACTACCGGCTCCGGCACTGGCACCATGAAGGCCGATGTTAAGACGAGTAATGCGGTCGCCGGTCCCTATGTGTCCAGCCCTGTCGGTTCCCCCGTTAATCGCCTATGGTTCGATGTGGAGTGCCCGAGGGGTATCTACCGCGCCCGCACAAATGGCCGCTACGAATATCCCGCCGGAATGAATGTCCCAAAAGTGCGCGTGACCATTGCGGAAATCGACGATAACAATAACGTGGTTCCTGGGGGCGTAACCGCCAGTAAGTCATTCGCGTGGAATCACAACCGCCCATCACCTGTTCGCCGCACGTTCGGACTCAGTTCAAGTGATGGCCTGGTGTCGGGTAAGCGGTATCACGTCACTATGGCCATTTCCAGCACCATGACCGACACACAAAAAATATCCAATGAAATCGTGTGGACCGGAATGCGGGCAGAGATAACCCACCCCTCGACACAAGTGCTGTACGGCAAGGTGACGCTAATCGCTCTCCGGCTCAAGGCTACCAATGGTGTTTCCGCCGCCGCGCAGAACCAGATTAAGGTAAAGGTGAAGCGCCTGTTCGCCCTGATAGATGGCAGCGTGGGAAGTTCAGTCAACCCAGCCGATGCCGCCTACGATATTTACCGCAACAATATCTATGGCCTGGGGCGTCCGAAATCCGAAATGGACATGGCGACCTTCGATAACTTCAAGCAGTTATGGGACCTCCCCAACATCGACGCCCCCGAGTTCCATGCGGTCTATCTGTCCCGCTCAACAATATGGGAAGGGCTCGAAACATCGCTTGCTATCGGCGTGGCCCGCCCTGCAATCGACGCCGGAACCTTGACCATTGTGGCGGATAAGAAAAAGCCCGTGGTGCAATTCATATTCAATGACGCCAATATTCGGACCGATAGTTTTGAGGCAACGTATACCCTCGATGTTGAGGGTGATTCCGATGCCATTCAGATTGAATACCGCGATGAAGCTACCTTCAACCCTGCCTATGTTGTTTACCCCGCCTTGAATCACCAGGGGGTGATACCGGAGCGCCCGCTGAAAATGGTGCTGTTCGGTTGTACCAGCGAAAGCTATGCCAATAAGTACGCCCGCCTGATGTGGAACCGCCGTATTTATCAGCGAAAGAGTGTCCATTTCCAGACTGAACTGGAAGGGATGCTGCCAATGGTGGGAGACAGGATTCAAGTCGCCTCTCCCGTGGTGCGATGGGGCGTGTCAGGGCGGATACTGGCGGTACGGGATGCACTGACCCCCAACCCCTTGCTCATACTCGACAAAACGCTCGACTGGACACAGCCCTTTATGGGAATCCGAGTTAGGGGTAAAGACGGGGAACTGTCCACGGGTGTACTGGTGACGCCTGGTACGAATCCAAATGAAGCCCGACTGGACAAGCCACTCGACGTGGACATTGATATTAGCTATCTACAGGACCCCGCCAGCTACTCGACGTATTCATTTTCCGGCGCTCCCAGGGACATGAGTATCGTCAAGGTATCCCATAACGGGGGGGTGCTGTTCACTGTCGATGCGGCACAGTACGAAGTCACCTTCCTGGG